GTTAGCAGCGTTTGTGATTCCGTAAGTTACGATATCTTCTACTGTACCATATTCTACCCCAGCATTGTAACGCATAATTACACGTACATTTTGAGAACCATCCAAATCAGCCATATCTAAAACTTTCACTTCGTTTGTGTCGTTGAATAAACCACAACCAAAGAATAGGTTAGATTTTTCAGCAGCGATTGCAGTATTAGCAGCTAATCCGTTTGCAACAAAGATTTTAACACCATCAAAAGATAATGAACCGTTGTTGAACCATTGAGTACCCATTGCATTTGTACCGTTAGCACCTAAACCTGATGCACCAAATCCACCTAAAGCACGAACGTAAGCACGAGCGATGTTTTGAGAAATGTATAAATACAAATCTTCTTTTCCGTATAATGCAGCAGGAATAGCATCAACGATTTTGCCTAATTCAGCAACTACGTTAGCAGCAGTTACAGTAGTACCAGTTACTTCATTAGCAGTAGGTAAAGCAGCATCTAAAGCTAATTTAGTAACCAATCCGTTGAATTGACCTGAAGTTCCTGTTGCACCTCTCCATAAAGAGATTTCAATTTCTTGTGCTACTTTTTCAGAAACGTGACCGATTAAGAAATCAGCGAATGATTTTGGTAAGTTGTCGAAAGCGGAATATCCCATTTCGATAGCTTGCCAAGTTGTGTGAAAATCTTTTTTACAAAGTTGTACGTTTACTTGTAAATCTTTAGTTTGTAAAACTCTTTCAGTTAATGTAACTGTTGAAGTTGCAGTAAAATCACAAGTTGCATCTTTTGATAATCCATCAGTACCTACTTTTTGGATAACTTGTTTGAATTTTACGTTTGGCATAATTTCAACTCCACCATTGGCTAAAGTTGAACCTGATAAAAGTGCTGCATCTATATATTTAGAAGCAAACTCACCAGCATAGGTTGTTGTAATTGAAGTTGTTGTTGGCATAATTTTTTAGTTTGATAATTTGTTATAAATTCGTTGTTGTGTACTCGTCATTGTAGATGGTCTTTTGTTGAACTCAACTTTAACCGCCTTTTTTTCAGGATTGTGAACAATTGCTTCAGGTGCTTCTGTTGATAATTCAACCACTTGTTTAGATTTCAATTTCTCAATCTCGTTTGTTAATTTCTCAATAGCTGCGAAAAAAGTTTCTTTAGATACAGACTCAACTACTCTTTTAGCAATTGGTGCTTCTGTTTTAGCTTCTACTTCTTCCTCGACCATTGGTGCTTCTTCTTCTACTGCTTCGGTTTCTTTAACCTCTGCAATAATACCTTCTTGTGCTACCACGATAGTTTTACCATCCTCCAACACATACTCGCCTACTGGCATTGCAATTACACCTTCTTCGGTAACGATACCGATAGAAAAATCAGGTGCAAATTGTTCAGCTTCAACAATGGTTACACCATCCTCAAGTTTCATACTCTCAAGTTTAATGTCCATTCCTAAAACGGTTCTAATTTGGTTTAATTTGTCTTTAAAGTTCATATTTAATTATTGTTTGTAATTACTCTCTCTGTATTGGTGTTAACGATTACGCTTTCACCTTGACCTATTAATGTTCCTACTCCTTGATTGATTAATTCACCCTCGCAACAATCAACAGAATATTTTTTACCATCTTTACATAAACATCCTTTTTTAGCCATTTGATAAAATTTTTATTATTTCGTTATACTTATTTTCTGCTTCGATTTGCATTTCTAATTTGTCAGCAAAATAACCTTCGATTGAAAAACCTTTTACCTTGCCTTTTTTTACATCTGACCAAACTTCGTCATTGTCGCACTTCATAGAAATAACCCAACTTCCAACAGGCAAAGACATATTGTATTTCGCAGATTTGTCGTGTACTTCGTCTTCAATAATCCAACTTTCAACAACTGACATTTTATCTATTTTCTTTTCGTGTTGATGCGTTGCATTGTTTTGGTTTGAGTTTTGGAAAAACATCTCACTTGCTTTCCTTACTGTATCTTTTGAAAAGAATACAAAATACTCCTCGCCTTTTTCGTTTGCACGATATATCTTTTTATCAGGCACTAATGCTGCACCCATTAAAATTCGCTTTTCGGAATCTATTTCTTTAAACTCAAATTTATCCGATTCTTTTAATGCAATAAAGTTTTCTTCAATAGCGGGTCTGTCCACAACTGAAATAGCTTGTATCCCATCGTCATTGTTTTCGATAATTAATTCAATAACTTTAAGCATAGTTAAATATTTTTCCTTTACACTTGCCTTTTATACAAACTTCTTGTTTAATTAAATAAGACATTGTGGGTTGTGTCACATTGAAATATTTAGCACATTCAGAAACTGATTTAAAAACAAGTCCGCTTGTTTGTTCAATTATTTTTTTAGCTACAACAGATTTTTTACCGATTCTACTAATAGCTATTTTATCTTTTGTTTCCTTTGTATGTTTTTTGCCATACATAGGATTATTTACACCATTTTTATCATATTCTAAATGCCTATAATATATTCCTTTTTTTGCTAAAGATATTTTATGATTTCTATATTTTATAGTTTCTATGTTATTGTGAGTATGTTCCCAACCTCCAATAGCATCGTTTTTTAAATTATAAAAATTTTCTGAATCAGCTACATTTAATTTTTTTAGCAATTTAAATTCATATTCCCTGTAATTTTCACCTATATACAAAATATATCTTTTAAAATATTCTTTGTTTTTATTGTATGCTTTTTTAAAATATGTGCCAGAACCTATATAATTATCGTTAACACTACCTTTGTGACTTCCAATATATTTTTTAGAATTCAATGTGTTTTCCCACATATATATAAATCCTGTTCCCATAATATACGATAACTATAACCTATAAACGTATTAATTAATTTCTGTTGTATTTTCATTATCCTAAACTTGCATTTTGTACAATGTTTCTATTTGCACTTTGAGCAGATGTTACGTTTGAAGCTACTACAATAGCTTGAACAGGTGGTTGATTTTGTAATGTGTTTGCTATTTGATTTACTCCCGTATTTCCTACCACATTGAATTGCGGTGCTGATGCTGCACCTATACCACCACCTGAAATACTTGGAGCAGATGCACCGCCCCTGCCTGATGGTGTTTTAACAGATAGAATTTTTTTCATATTCATTAAACCACCCGCAACCGCAACCCCTGCAAAAATTGCACCTAATGCTGGAGATGATGCGTTTGGTACAGGTAAAAAAGCTGATTCATATGCTTTTTGTGCAGTTGAATAAGTTGAAATTGCAGTTGATGCTAAAGCCAAACCTTTTCCCGCTGCGGTTGATTCTCCTGCTAATTGAGATGCCTGCATTAATGCTCCACCAATTAAATTCAATTGATTCATTCTTGTTTCCGCTTCCAAACGACCAATTTCTTTATTTGCTTCTGCTGATTCTAAATACAAATTAGTTTTTGCAGTTTCATTCGCTGCATACTCTGTAATTTCTTCTTTTAATAATTCTTTTTTATTTTCTAATATTTCAATATCTTTTTCTTTTGCTCTGTCTAAAATATCATTTACTGCTTTAGCATTATCCTCAACCATACCATTGGCTTTGTCTAAATATGCTTTTCTTTCTGCAAGTAATTTATCTTGTACTACTTTGTTAGCTGCATCAATTTTTTCTTGTGCTGCTTTTCTGCGTTCCTCGTTTTTGGCTTCTCTATCTAAATCTGCTTTTTCTATTTCTCTGCCTAATCTTTTTCTTAATTCTTCAATTCTTTTTTCACGTTCAATATCTTCTATTTCTTTGTTGTCTAACAACTCCTTTACTTTTTCATTAAAAGCATTAACCGATTCTATTTTACGTTTTGAAAATTCGTCTAATTGGTCACCGTAAGCATCTAAAAAACGTTTATTTTTTGCTAAACTTTTATCAGCAGATTCTCCCAAAGCATCTAATCTTCTTGATATGTCAGAAGTAACACCTACAAAATCTGTAATTTTTTCAACTATCATTCCTATAAAATCAGCAACCGCTTGAAGTCCTGGAATGAATTTAAAAACAACTTCTTTAACTTTGTCAAAGTTTGCAATAAGCAATCCAATACCAACAACCAAAGCACCGATACCTGTACCAATTAAAGCAAGTTTAAATACTTTCATTGCACCCGTAGAAGTACCCATTACAAAGGCATACGCTTTTTGTAAACCCGTTGCAATTTTAGATTCTTTACCAAACAATGCTGATGCTTCAACGGCATCCTTTACCATCATAGCATAACCACCCGTTGCATCATTTAACAATCCCATAGCACCGCCGTTATCTAAAACGGACTGTTGATTTTTATCCATAGATTTGGATAAGTCACCTACGGAATCGTCAACTCTATCAAGTGCTTTATCAAGTGCATTGACTTCTTTAATAGTTTCGGAAAGATTATCCTGAACATCTATATTTATTATTTTCGTAATTGCCATACTTCCTGAAGTGTTTTAGGTAAATAATTGTTTCCTTTTGCAAAATCTATTGTTTTAGACTTTCCGTATTTTGTTGCCTTTAGCAATATGATTATATTTTTAAGCATCTTGTGTAATAAATATTGATTGTTGAACTGTTACTCCATTCTTTGTAAATAAAACAGGTATTTCGTTTGTTCTAATAACACCCGTTGCGTTGTCTGATAATAACACTAATGTTTGTACTTCGTCTGCCGTGAATACTGCACGTGTTAACTCGCAAAACTTAACACCCGCAGTTGCAATGGTATCTAATATTTCAAAGCTATCATTTGCACCAAGTGAAATTCTTATTGTTATAGGTATTAAACCCGTTATGCCTCTCGGTAATAATATTATAGGAATCCCAATTGTGCCACCCGTATCAAAAGAATTATTTTCTATAAATCTAAAATCGTTTATTAATTCTAAATTAGTTTCGCCTGATGTAATGTCAAAAGTAACCGTGTTTATGATGTAACGTTTATCTCTAATTATTAACCTATCTTTTAGTTGTAAGTTAGATAATAAAAATGGCTCAAAGTTTGCATTTTGTTTTACTAACCTTGTTTGTATATTATAAAGATTTTCAATGTAATTTTCGTAGTAGGTTTGGTACAAAGAATTAGCTTGTAAATTCAAATACCAAGTTGACTGCTCGTTTCCAAAATTCAAAGAATATACATTTGAAAAATCAAGTCCTCCATCAACTAAATTAATTTCGTTTGAGAATCTAAAATAATTTGCTAATGTACTAACACCCGAAGCAGGTATAAATTTAAAACTCAATGCTTGATATCCATTCTCATAAAGGATAACGGGTTTTGGAACGTAAGGTTCTAAATTCTTATCTAAAAACGATGTTGTTAAAAAATCATTTGTTCTCTCTTGCATCGGATTTTCAAAAGGCAAACTTATTTCGTAATTTGATGTTGAGTTAAACTCTGGATTCTCATACTCTAAATCTCCGTAGTTTAAATTGAAAGTTTCAAAATAGAAATTGTTTAAAACGTTTTCGCTTTTTTGGTATTTAAAATTTAACTTTTTAAAAATAGTAGGTTTGTCTATTTCTGTTTTTTCAAAGTTTATTTTTTCGGTTATATCTAAAAATTGACCACTTGCATAAAACTCCTCTAATGGCTGAATCACAAAAGTGTCATCCTCAAACATTTTAGGTTGTATTGTTAGGTTTAACATTTTAACAATACCCATAAAAAAATCAAGTACTTTAATATCAGGAATCATTGAAGCGATGTCGATATTTGCAACCGTAGATTGTGAGGCACTTGTACCTGTGAAAGTTGTTTGTGCAATAATATGCCCACCGCCAAAAGTTTCTTTTCTAAAACGCTTGTATGTTAAAGTAGAAGTGAATGTAAGTGCATTGTTTGAAGATACATAAAATTCGTAACTACTTGTTAATTGATTTGGATAATTAATATCTAACCAAGTAACTGTTTGAACCCCTACTAAATTTTCAAATGTTTGGAATAATACACCATCTCTAAAAACTTTAACGTTGTAACTTATTGTTAAGTTTGTAGGCGTAACCGTTAGTTGTCCTTCAACTTTACCAAATAATAAATTAAGTAGTAAAAAGTTCCAATTTGGCGTAACTTTATCTGTTGCCAAATCCAACTCGTTAAACGAACCTGAAGATTTAGATGTAAAATTTATCTTTAAATCAGGTGTAAAAAATTCTAATATTTTTGACTTCTTACAATAGAACCATAGCTTGTTGAATTTTGGGTCTTGTAAAAATGAACCCTGAAAAGTAATACCATATTTTGCCGTAATCCTTTCGAATATTTTGCTTACTTTAATAGCAGGAAACAACTCATCCCAACGAATTGCACCCGTATTAAGTGAAATGTCATCAATTGCCGCACCTGTTGCGTATGAATATCTTCTTTGACTTCCAAACAAAGGATAACGTACATCGTAACTTGTACCTACGTTTGAAATTCTGTCTTGAATTGCAGTAGGTGTATAAGCGTGATTCAAACTTGAGAAATCTAACGTATTTAGTTTGTCTTCTTGAAATACATCTTTGATTTGTTTTACCTTACCTACGAAATTAATTTTATAATTTTGAACAACACCACTTTCAACACTTGCAGAAGCGATGCTTACTTTTCCCTCTCTAAAAAATATAGTATCAATTTCAATAAATGCATCGTAACTAATTCTGTGGTCAAATCCGTTTAATACTGCTGATTCATACCAATGTGATAAAATACTATTGTTTCTTTTTGATGCTGGTATTGTAAACGTGTTTGAATAGTCTGTAAATGTTTTAGCAATATCGTTAATGTTCTGCACGGACGAAGTGATAGAAATTTTTTCATCGTCAAACAAATCTAATTTATAAAAAACATCGTCTATTTTAATGTTTAAACTTACCATTATATCACATCGTTTATAAGTGAAAAAGCATACTCAAACTCTATTTCGTAATTAATATTGTTTTCGTTAATAGATTCTTTTAATGTTTGCGTTTGTGATTTAACAACTACGGGAACTCCATCTATAAACACGGTTTCACTTAACATTAAATCCTGAATCAAATCTGAATAGTTTTCGTCAACGAACCCTGTGTTCATTTTAATGCTTTCCTTACCTGTTTTATTAAAGATAGATGTTTGGTGTTCGCCTACATAATTAAACACGTTAGAAGGCATCCTTTTAAATGTCTTTTCAGTTGTAGATATATTACTTTGTGATGCTTTGAAAAAAGTTATATATTCAAAGCCACCGTACCGGTTTATAAAGCTACAAAGTTTTGTTTCATATTTAGGTTCGCAAATATTGGTAACTTTAAAACGGAATACTCTAACAAGTGAAGCATCTAATATTTCTAAAAAAACCGTGTCATCATTGCCCGTTGTATAATAAGGTAATTTTAAAACTCCACGTTCACCAGCATAACCAGTTTGTAAGTTAATAACACTATCTCCATTGTTAAAAAATACGTCATCAGTAAAGGTTAAAAAGTCAAAAAACAAATGTATAAATCCTGAAGGTTTTGTTTTGTCAATATAAATAGTTTGCGTTTCGCTTTTTAAAGGCAATACGTTTTCGCTTAACGTTCGGGTTTGGTTTGCACCACCTATATAATTATTATATCCATACAAAGCAGTAAATTCTAAAGTGTCAATAAGTGTGAAATTAATACCATCAGCAGAAAATTCTGTTTCAACCCAAACGTTAAGAAAAATTTCGGTTAAATCTTTATCTACAACCGTAGTTAATACAGGTGCTTTCGTTAAAAAGTAATCTGTTAAATATGGTGAAATATTGAATTGTGTTTCTACTTGAGTTGGACTTGGTATGTTTTTTCTCAATACGTGTTGAGGCAACGCTGGTTGTGCGTTATCTCCGTAGCTGACATAGATTTGTATTCGAGTTGCTATCTGTGTAGGTTCGTCAATTTCTATAATGTATGGACTTCTTACGTTAATTATCATTTAATATATTATTTAAAAAGTTATCTAAATCATCGCCATACGCTTTAATTAAATCATCAGGAAGTTTTTCAAATGCCAAGTTAAAAGGTCGTGTAAAAAATAAAGAAGGTTTGATTCCTCGATTGTAAATATTACCAGCTATAATTTGAGCAATAGTTTTATAATCTCCTTTTTTATATTTACCCTTCTCATCTCTTAATCTTATATTTTTTTTCTTTGCCCAATTTTGTATGCTACCAACAAAACTACCCCAAGTGCCTGAAAAATTACCACTACCAAATTTGTAATCTGATTGTGGTGCTTGTTGTCCTTTTATTTTAGCATTTTTAGAAACCTTGCTTGGGTCTTTACCTTTTACTCCTTTGTCTTGAAACTTACCGTAATCCTCCATCTTAAAAGAAAACTCAAAGCTATTTGGATTTGCTTTTGATTCATAGCCTATCGAATTGTACAACTTACTGCTTACATTCTTATCTTTTTTAGATAGATTGCTTCGTGATTGTTGAACAACATATTTTCCAAATCTTGTAAGTTCCTTTTGTACGTTTTCTTTTTCTAATCGCATATCGTCATCGAATTTTTAACCATCAAATCAAAGGTTACAGTCCAACCTGCTAATGCGTTTTCAAACCTATCAGTAAATGGTTCAATACTTGGATTACCCGTTAACTCAAATTCGCCATCTCTTAAATCTCCTCGATTGATTCTGTCAATTACTCGATTGATAACTAATAGTTGAGTATTCCAAATATCAAGTTTATTATCGGTTAATGATAGTTTGTCTTCGTCAATAACATCCATACAAAGCACCGAAACGTTAAACGTAAATTGATTACCACCGTGTATAACATTGTTTATGATTATATGTGTTAAAGGAAATATAGTTTGCTTGTTTAAATCTACATCAAAGATGTCACCCGTTGTAACTGTGTTTACAAATGGTTCTTCTTTAAATGCATCTGTTAGGTATTGAATAATTCTATT